TGCAAGTAATGCTGTAAGGAATAACCTATTTGGTATTGAGTATCAGATCTTCTTGAATGACTTGTATGCTGTAGGTTCTCTTGACTTCCTTAACTATTATATGGTTAAGACTTGGATGGAGACTATGGACATGGTACTTAATAATGGTGCTTTTGTTCAGTTCAGATTTAACATGAGACAGGATAGATTATATCTTGATGTTGGACAGGATATGATGAATGAGGATGTTCATGTTATTGTTGAATGTCATAGAGCATTAGATCCTGATACTTATACTCAAGTTTATAGTGATGTATTTTTAAAGAAATATACTACTGCTTTAATAAAAAGACAGTGGGGTCAGAACCTAATTAAGTTTAATGGCATACAACTTCCAGGTGGAGTTGCTATTAATGGTAGAGATATCTTTGAAGATGCAGAGAAAGAAATTGCTGAGATTGAAGAATCTTCAAGCAGTACATACGAATTACCACCATTTGACATGATCGGATGAAAAAAGTATACTTTCCTCAATATGGTGGTGTCGCTACCGAACAGAATCTGGTACAAGACTTGGTTGATGAACAAATCAAGTTGTTTGGATCTGATGTGTTTTATATTCCTAGGATACATTTAAAAGATAAGTCTCTTGGAGAAATCATACAGTCTGAATTTAGTCAGAGTTATATGATTGAAATGTTCTTAGTGAATGTTGAGGGATTTGGTGCTGGTGCTGAGTTTGTAAGTAAGTTTGGTCTAAGAATAACTGATGAGATAACCTTTGTTGTATCACGTAGAAGGTGGGAACAGTCTGCTAATCCTGCATTGAATCTTGCTGTAGATGGTAGGCCTAATGAAGGAGATCTAATCTACTTCCCAATGACAGAAGATCTATATGAAGTTAAGTATGTTGAAAGAGAGAATCCTTTCTTTCAATTAGGAAAACAGTATTTCTATCAACTCACTGCTGAGATATATGAGCAGGGTGCTGATAAGTTTGATACAGGTATTGATGAGGTTGATGATGTAGAGAGACAGTTCAGTAATATTACTACATTAAATGTTGGACTTACTACCAGACAGACGGCTACAGGAACACTTGCTGTCAACCCATCTGGTGTAATAACAACAGCAACTATAACTCTTGCTGGCACAGGATATAATATAGCACCAAATGTTACTATTGGTAATGTTGGTAGTGGTAGTGGTGGTTCTATCACATCATCTATTATAGATGGTGGTGTAACTACTCTTACTGTTGCCAATGGTGGTAGTGGGTATGACCCAAGTAACTTACCAACTATTACAGTAGATGCTCCACCAGAAGCAATTCAATTTGTTAATGACGAGCATGTAGTTATTGGTGGATTTACACAGCAGGGTGGAGGAAGAAGTTGGACTTCTTCTAATAAGGTAATCACTGTTACTGCACTTGGTGCATTTGATTCTATATTTGCTACAACTACACAGAAGAAATACTTCTACTGGAAGTTTGAAGATAAACGTATTAGTTATGTTTATCAATATAATGGTACTACTGCAACTACAGTTCAGGGATATTTTTATTATGATTCTGTAAATTCAAAGTATATTATTAATGCTTGGGAAGACACATCAACCAATGGTGGCCAGGCAACAGTATATGATCTAATGAGTGCTACTATTGCTGAGGTAGCAGATTGGAATGGTGTTACTAATGTACTTGAAGTTATGAATCGTACAGGCAATTTCCTAGATGGTGACATGATTAGGGGGGTTGAATCTAATGCCATATATACATTAGGGGATTTCTCTACTATTGACAATACAAGTACAGAGTACGATCAGAATAAAGCAATTGAAGATGGTGCAGATGACTTAATTGATTGGGGTGAGAAGAACCCATTTGGTGAATTTGGTAATTATACAGGTAGCTTCTGATGTTAGGAACACAATTTTACAATCAAGCAGTTAGAAAAACTGTTATATCATTTGGTACTCTCTTTAATAATATTGAGTTAAAGAAAGTTGTTGATGGACAAGTATTAGAGACAGAGAAAGTTCCTCTTGCTTATGGTCCAAAGCAAAAGTTTTTATATAGACTTCAAGGTAATCCTACCGATGGTAAGAAGGTAGCAATTACCATGCCACGTATGTATTTTGAGATGACTGGGATTGATTATGATTCGTCAAGGAAGACACCTGCTACTCAAAAGTATAAAGCAGTTGTTAGTCCTAATAGTGAGGAAGCTGCAAAGGAAGTAAGAACACAATATGTCCCTGTCCCATATAATATTTCATTTGAAGTTGGTATCCTTGCTAAGTCACAAGATGACGGCCTTCAGATATTAGAGCAGATTCTTCCTTTCTTTCAACCATCATTCAACATGAGTCTTAAGTTCATTCCTGATATGAATGAAACGAGAGATATTGCTGTTGTTTTAAATAGTGTTGATTTTGATGATGATTGGGAAGATGATTTTAGTACGAGACGAAGTATAACTTATTCAATGCAGTTCACTGCTAAGTCTTATATCTACGGTCCCTACAGTAAGGCAAGTGTTATCCGTAAGTCTAAGATTATTGAAACTATTGGCGATCAAAATGTTAACAAGCGTCATGTTGAATTGACATATACACCCAAAGCAAAAACAGATATTAATGCAGATGGTAGCATAGATGCTTCTGATGATGCATTAGTATCTGCTGATGATGATTTTGGATTTAATGAAGGGATGAACTTCTTATGAATACCCTAGAAGAAAATATGGAAGAGATGTTGGATATTGATGTATCCAATACTCCTGAAGGTGGATGCACAACTAGGAAGAAACAACTGAAGGATGTTAATGAAGACATAGAAAAAGATTATGCGTATACTAGAGGAGAACTCTACTCACTCATAGATCAGGGTCAGGAGGCGGTCAGAGGTGCCTTAGAAGTTGCTCAGGAAAGTGGGCATCCAAGAGCATATGAAGTCGCTGTAGCGGCAATGAAGCATGTCTCAGACATGACAGATAAACTTGCTGATCTACATAAGAAGATGAAAGACCTTGATGAAGATAAGAAAGGTCCAAGTAAGGTTACTAACAATGCTATGTTTGTTGGTAGTACATCAGAACTTCAAAAAATGCTAAAACAAATGAGTGGAGGTAAACGCTAATGGCATATCAAAGAAGAGATAAAGATAATGCAGTTGCTGATCCTCAACCTGGCAGTACAACTGTCAACCAGTTTTCTGGTACTGAAGGTTGGGCAACAGTTACATATAAGAATTGGAATGATGATTTCCAAGCAAGGAAATCTGATAATTCAACAAGGACACCTGGTGCATTTCAAGCAAGAACTTCCGCTAATGCAACTAGGACTCCTGCTGCATATCAAAGAAGAAATACAAGCAACAGCTCAGTATCTGCATAGTAAATTGACAAATCCTGACATTTATGTTAGAGTGCCTGACAGAGACGTTATAATTACTATATGATGCAATGCCGAATATGCAATTCAAGGAATGTGATATACACCGTTTAGTTACGGCATGTAAAGTATATCAGGAACAAACGGGATCAGAATATATGTGGGATGAGTATGAACATCTCATACGTAAACTGCATAATTATGAAAATGATATTTCATGTCCTGAATGTGTTGTATGTGATGTACACTCATGAATGAATTATTCGTTTTTTATTATAAAGCCTACTATAAGCAACATGGACAAACATGATATACCATTTATAGGAGATTTCTATACTAAAGCACAAGTAGATCAAATGATTACTGATGCTCTTGAGGAAGCAAGAAAGATTGATGAAGAGTCCATGCGTAAGCACAATAGGACTGCAACTATCATCAGTATGATTCTTGGGTTTACTTGCCTTGCATTATTTGTTGATGGATTGTTAAGGATACTTGGTATCATCCCACCATTTATGGATTTGGATGTAAGTATTGTGGATAAGGTTGTAGAGAGAGTAGAGAGTGATATTATACCAATGGTTCAAAAGTATCAACGTTATATACCAGGACTCTGACATTTATACCTAATTGGGATATGTTGATGTATAATTATAGGTGTAATGTGGAGTTGAAAGATCATGTCCCACTATACCATCGGATATCACGATAGTCTTCAGATCAAGCACGAAATTTGTGAGTATGCAAAAGATGCATACGAAGCAATACAACAAAGTAAAAAGGATGTTCCTGACTTAGGGGGGCATCCTTCTTTTGTTGACTATTGTATAAAGGAGTAATATAATGACTACTATAACAAAACATAAGGATGAAATTATGTGGTGGATGAGTAGACTAACAGTTATGATATGTGCTTTATGCTTTTCAGTTGTATTTGCAGCATCAGCATACGCAGCAGATATACAAATGGGTGCAGGAGGCAACTTAGTTTTTGAACCTAATGAGATAACAATCTCTGCAGGAGAATCAGTTACAATAGTCAATGGAGATTTACCACCACATAACTTTGTGGTAGCAGATCATCCAGAACTATCACACCTAGACCTTGCGTTTGTAGGTGGAGAAAGTTTCAATGTTACTTTTGATAATCCAGGAGACTATGAGTTTCAGTGTGAACCTCACGCTGGTGCTGGTATGAAAGGAGTTATCCACGTATCATGAACGATATGCTATGGTCTATAAATATTATGCTTGGTACTTTACTTAGTGGAGTAGGGTATTTAATTTATTGGATAATGACCTATGACGATAGAGATTCAGGTAGCAGTTCTTCAGGCGAAAGTTGAAGCTTTGGTTGAAAAGCAGAAAGAACTTACAGCACGAGTACGTGCGAATGAGAAGGTAGTTGCGTCCGTTAGTCTTTTAGGAGTTATAGCCTGTACCATTATTGGTGCAGGTTATTTTGCTCCAAAGGCAGATGCTACTCCTACTGCTGGTGAATGGATACAGGATGTACGAGAATGGGAAGCAGAGAAAACGAGGATCCCATCTGAAGAGACCCTAAATAGTGCATTGATGATGTATGAGGAGGGGAGTTATGGGTGCAATGGTTCCACCGAGTCGGAAGAGTTGTTACAACTTCCGAGTGGTGAAGATCAACAGGGTGATAGACGGGGACACGATAGACGTGACTCTGGATCTTGGTTTCAGCCTAACGAAGAAGGAAAGAGTAAGGATTGCAGGTGTGGACACACCAGAGAAGAGAACTAGAGATTTAGAGGAGAAAGCACTTGGCATTGAAGCAACAAATTGGCTCAAAGAGAAGCTCGCTGACGCTATTCGGGGTGATGACGAGTTGGTTATTCGTACTGAGCTTCGTGGTGGTGTCGGCAAGTACGGCCGCCTTTTGGGTTGGCTTTACGTTGGGGAACATAACTTGTCCCTCAATGAACAAATGATTACCGAAGGATACGCTTGGGAGTATGATGGTGGTACTAAACAAAAAGATTTTGGACAACTACGTGAGATTCGTAGGGCACATGGTACATTAATGAATGGATAATGGCTACTAAAACTGAGGTTTATCTAGGTAATCCCAACCTTAAGAAGGCTGGTACTGAGATACAATTTACAAAGAAGCAAGTCAATGAATGGATTAAATGTAAAAATGATCCACTCTATTTTGCATGTAATTATATGCAAATCATTTCATTGGATGAAGGCCTAGTACCTTTCTCCATGTATGATTTTCAAAAGTCAATTCTAATGGACTTCCATGAGAACAGATTCAACATTGCTAAGTTGCCTCGTCAGACTGGTAAATCCACAACGGTGGTCGCATACTTGTTACATTATGCTATCTTTAACGATAGCGTTAACATTGGTATTCTTGCTAACAAAGCTAGTACTGCTAGGGAACTACTTGGTAGACTCCAACTAGCATATGAGAATCTACCTAAGTGGATGCAACATGGTATCCTAGTATGGAATAAAGGTAATGTTGAACTAGAGAATGGATCAAAGATATTAGCAGCATCTACGTCTGCTAGTGCGGTTCGTGGTATGTCATTTAACATACTATTCCTTGATGAATTTGCATTCGTTCCGAACCATGTTGCAGAACAATTCTTTGCATCTGTGTATCCTACTATTACTTCTGGTAAGTCAACGAAAGTCATAATCATATCTACACCTAATGGTATGAACCACTTCTATAAGATGTGGGAAGATGCTAGGAATGGTAAGAATGGATATGTTACGAATGAAGTACATTGGTCTCAAGTTCCAGGTAGGGATGCTAAATGGAAGGAGGAGACATTAAAGAACACATCTAAGAGACAGTTCGCACAGGAGTTTGAGTGTGACTTCCTTGGATCTGCTGATACTTTAATTGCTCCATCCAAACTACAAGCAATCCCATTTGAAGATCCTATTACAAGCAATGCTGGACTTGACGTATATAAAAGAAGCGAG